TTACAGGCTGATCGGTCGACCGGTGACGGTGATGTATCGGCCGGTGCTGTACCTCTCGACGCGCAGGCCATTCTCGATGCGTCGGTTTCCGGGCTGCTCGTCGAGGTTGAGCCAGATGTGGATGCCTTCGCCTGAGGGGGAGTACTCGACGTAGAACGGGTTCGACTCGCGGGCCAGCTTGAGCGCACGCGGATCGATCACTCCATCCGTCGCGCAGTGGTCGACGTCGATGCATCCGATCCCGTCGCCGAGCACGAACCCGAGACCTTCGCCGAGAGGTGACTTCGAGGCGGCGGCGAACGACGTCCACGTCGCCGCATCGGTACTGGACGCGCGGCGCCCATTGATCGCGACCGGGACCTTGGTCGGCTTTCCCTTTCGGGTCTCGAACCGCCAGCGTACCCAGCGATCCCGAGAGGTCAGCGCGAGGGGGAGTGGCGACCGCTTGGCGGCGCGATGCGCGTACACGCGGTGCTTGCTAGAGCAGAACCGAGCGTCCGAGCGCGTGGTGATGATCCCGATCCCGCACCATTCGCACTCGCGCTTCATCCTTCAATTGTAACGCTTAATCCGCGTAATTCCGCCCGACATGGGCACCTTCTCTTCCCGACATGGGGGTTCACGATGCCCGGTAAAGGCCCACTGCCGAAGGACGCCGCGACGCGTGTCCGCCGCAACAAGACCGGAGCATCTCTCCGTGTCATCGAGGTCCAGCCGACGAAGCAGCCGGAACTCCCGACGCGGTACAAGAGCGTCGACAGCGAAGAGGGCAGGTTCACGGACATCGTCGACTGGCCGACCGCGACGGTCGAGTGGTGGTCGATGTGGGCGGCGTCGCCGCTTTCGACCGAGTTCACTGACTCGGACTGGGAAGAGCTCAAAATGGCTGCACTGCTGCACGCTCAATTCGTCGAGGGGGACTACAAGCTCGCCGGCGAGCTACGCCTTCGCACCGCGAAGTTCGGCACGACCCCTGAGGACCGTGCTCGGCTCAAGATCCAGTTCGCCCTTGCCGACGAGGCGGAGGAGCGTACGGAGCGACGGAAGTCGTCGAAGCAGCCGAAGCCGGGCAATGATCCTCGCCTGAAGCTGGCGTAGGCCGGCCATGGCGGTCCTGATCGTTCCGCCGCTTGACCTTTCGTACCCGACTCTCGGCCCGGAGCTCGCGCAATTCATCACTGAGCGCGCGGTGTTCGGTCCTGGATCGCTCGCCGGTCGCCCTGCGATCCTCGACGATGAGAAGCTTGCTGCGCTGTACCGCCTCTACGAGGTGTACCCGCAGGGGCATCGGCTCGCTGGTCGGCGCCGTTTCCAGCGGGGCAGCATCGAGTGGCGAAAGGGCATGGCGAAGACCGAGTTCGCGGCGTGGGTCGCGCTCGTGGAACTGCATCCCGAAGCGCCGGCACGGTGTGATGGGTTCGACGCGGATGGCGACCCTGTGGGGCGTCCTGTTGTGCAGCCGTACATCCCGATGATGGCGGTTACCGAGGAGCAGGTGTCAGAGCTTGCCTATGGTGTCCTCAAGTACGTCGTCGAGGAAGGTCCCGACGCCGACCTGTTCGATGCGTCGCTCGATCGGATCGTGCGGCTCGACTACCGCGGACGCGCAGACGGCAAGGTCGTCCCAGTGTCGAACTCGCCGGGATCTCGTGACGGTGCGCTGACGACGTTCCAGCACTTCGACGAGCCTCACCGGCTCTACCTCCCTTCGGCCAAGCACGCGCACGAAACGATGGCCGCGAACCTCACGAAACGTCCCCTCGAGGACCCGTGGGCGCTGTACACCTCAACAGCAGGGCAGCCCGGGCAAAACTCCATCCAGGAAGACGTTCGTGCCGAGGCCGAAGCGATCGACCGCGGCGAGATCGACGATCCCGCACTCATGTTCTTCGCCCGTTGGGCGGGAGACGAGCACAAGGACCTCACGACGATCGAAGCGCGCATTGCTGCGATCTCGGATGCCACCGGCCCCGTCGGTGAATACGGTCCCGGTCAGTTCGAGTCAATCGCGAAGCAGTGGGACCGCCCGAAAGCTGACAAGGCGTACCTCGAGCGAGTGTGGCTGAACCGGTGGCGGAAGTCGGACTCGACGTTCTTCGACAAGACGCAACTCAACGGGCTGCTCAGCCCGGGAGAGTGCATCCCGGGAGGAGCGTTCGTCGCACTCGGATTCGACGGAGCCCGGTTCCGAGACGCGACGGCCATCGTCGCGACGGACATCACGACCGGCCTACAGGAGCTCATCGGGCTCTGGGAGCGTCCGGACGACGCCGACGAGTGGGAAGTTCCGGAGGACGAGGTCACGGCCACGTTCGAGGACGCCATGAAGCGGTACCGCGTGTTCAAGCTGTACGCGGACCCACCTCACTGGACCGAGACGATCGGCTCCTGGTACGCCAAGTACCCAGGACAGGTCGAGGAGTGGTACACGAAACGTCACAGCCAGATGGCCTATGCGCTTCGCGAATATCAGGAAGCGATCGACGCCGGGTCCATTCGATTCGGTGGTCGCGTGAATCCCGACTTCATCATCGGCCGGGTGCTGTCGCCCCACGACGACTTGATCCGTCACCTCGGCAACGCCGGGAAGAAGGAACTCCGCCTCCGCGACGACCACGGAGAGCCGCTGTACGTCATGCAGAAGCAGGACGGGCAGATGGGCCTCAAGTTCGACGCCGGCATGGCTGCGGTCCTGTCGTGGAAAGCGCGTCTCGACGCCCTCAAGGGCGGTGCGAAACCAGTTCAGAAGAAGCGAGCAGTGATCCGGCGTATCGGGTCGCGATGACACACGAGGGGGTCGCATGGCTGTCGCTACGAAGACTCCCTACAGCGCCGGTTGGTGGCTCGAGCGAGCGTTCGAGAAGCGTGATGCACAGCGTCCGCGCCTTCTTGAGCTCGCTGCGTGGCATGACGGGAACCCGCCGGCGCCCGCAGCGGTGAAGAACGCCCGTGAGGCGTTCAAGGAGTTCGAGGAAGAGTCCACGACGAACTTCGCAGAGCTCATCACAGGTTCACTGCGGGAGCGGATGTCGGTTCGCGACATCCGTACCGCAGTGTCCGGTGACGTGCTCGACGAGAAGGCGTGGGAGCACTGGCGAGACAACAACCTCGATGTGGAGCTGGCATCGATCATCGAGACCATGCTCTGGGCGGGGGACTCGTTCGGGATCGTCGGAACCGACGCTGACACAGACGAGATCACGGTCACAGCGGAAGACCCCCGCGACGTGGTCACGTTCCACGACCCTGCCCGGCAGTCGCGAATCGTCTGCGCGGTGAAGTTCCTTCGCGACCAGTTCGACGGCTTCGACTACGCGGTCGTCATGCTCCCTGGGTCCGTCAAGGCGGGCACACTCGCGCGATCGTTCGTCGCGAAGCGTCCCGTCAGCGGCGAGGGCGGGTTCGATCCGAAGTCGTGGTCCTGGGACAACACTCAAGGCGGCAAGGACGGGATGGAGCTCGCTCACCACCTCGTCGCGGTCGTCCGGTTCAGGAACCGGAACGGCAAGGGCGAGTTCGAACCGCACCTGCGTCTGCTGCGCCGCATCGATCGTCTGGTGTTCCAGATGACGGTCATCGTCATGTACCAGGCGTTCCGCCAGCGCGCGATCCAGATGAACGCCGAAGAAGACGATGTCGACATTCAGAACGACTTCAAGACGTCGATCGGCGTCGACGATCTCGACGACATCCTCACGTCCGACCCGGGTCAATGGTTCCTCTTGCCTTCCGGCGCGAAAGTGTGGGAGTCCACCCAGGCGGACATCAACGGCATCCTTTCGGCGATCAAGGATGAGGTCATGCGGCTCGCCGCAGTGACCCGTCGGCCGATGGCGATCTTCGCACCCGACAATCAGGCCGCCGAAGGTGCGAAGTTCACCCGCGAGGGCCTGACGTTCGCTGTCGAGGACAAGATCACCCGGGCGACGCAGGGGATCGTCGACCTGTACCACCTGATCTTCCTCACTGCGGGTGACGAAGCTCGGGCGGTGAAGTCGAAGATCACGGTCGGGTGGAAGCCCACCGAGCGGTTCTCTCTCGAGGGCAAGGGGTCGGCGACCTCGCAGGCTTCCACCTCGTTGCCGCTGAAGACGATCCTCCGTGTCATCTGGCAGATGACCCCGGACGAGATCGCTCAGGTCATGGCCGAGCAGGCTGATCAGGCGCTCATCCTTGGATCTCTGGTCGACGATGCAACAGCCAGCCAGCCAGCCAGCCAGCCAGCCAGCCAGCCAGCCAAGCCAGCCGCTGACGCCCGAGGAAGCGAAGTCGCGGGCTGACGCCCTCGGTGTTCTCATTCGCGCCGGGGTCAGCCCGAAGGATGCCGCGATCCGTGTCGGGCTCGAAGGGATCGAGTTCACCGGCGCGGTGCCAGTCTCGTTGCGCCTTCCCGAACAGGATGCGCAGGTCGTGGAGGATCGCTGATGGTCACACGGCTCGATCGTGCCTACGACGTTCAGGTGAACCAGCTTCGGCTGGCGATCCAGAACTTCGCGATGCGCTACTGGAACAGCATGGGATCGTGGCGGGACGACGATATCGCTCGTCTTCTCGCCACGGTCGCCCCCAGGGTCCAGGCAGGCCAACAGCGGATCTCGGACATTACCGACGCGTACATGGCGCGCGTCGCCGCCGAGCAGGGCTACACCGTCACAGGCCGCACATTCGAAGCCTCCACCCGGAACCTTCGGGGGATCAGCGACGAGACGCTCTACGCCCGCCCGTTCGCGACGATGCACGATTCACTCTCGAAGGGCCAGTCTGTTACTGCGGCCGTTGCGGCAGGCAAGACGCGGCTGCAGTCGATCGTCACGACGAACCTGCAGCTCGCAAAGACGCACTCTGCGCGACGCGCGATGCAGTCGGGCGGCGTCAGCATGACGGAACGGGTGCTCACCGGTCGCGAGAACTGCACCATGTGCGTGATCGCCTCGACCCAGCGGTACTGGGCCCGCGACCTGCAGCCCATTCACCCCGGATGCGATTGCGGACAGCGCCCCTACAACGGCGACCCCGACGTGCAGATCATCCACCCCGACCGTCTGGGGCTGATTCACTCCACGATCGAAAGCCAGTTCGGTTCCAGCGACCGCGGCGCCCGCCTCATCGACGGGAAGAACAGCATCTCCGACTACCTCGACCTGATCGCAGTCCGCGAGCACGGCGAGCTCGGCGCTGTCCTCACCTGGCGCGATCAGCACTTCACCTCGGCGTCGGAGATCGACGCCATCTAGACCACCGCACAACTCGTGCGGTTTCCCCGACATGGGGCCACCACCAAGTACCCGACATGGGAGATAGATCATGCTCGCACGCACGCCCAACTTCGCTCGTCGTGGACTCGACGGTCTCGCACAGATCGGCCCCTCGAAGTTCGACCTTCGAGGTATCCGATTCATCACGGACGACCAGGGCAACGAAATCGGAGATCCGGCATTCCCGGCCAACACCCCCGTCAAGGAGATGACGCCGGAACAGCAGGCTGCCTACTGGAAGGACAAGGCGCGGAAGCACGAGGACCGCGTCAATGCATTCGGGGGCAAGACCCCCGAAGAGATCGCCCAGATGCAGGCAGACCTCGAAGCCGCCCGCACTGCATCCCAGACCGCCGAAGAGAAGGCGATCCAGGACGCGAAGCAGGAAGGTCGCAGCGAGGTCATCGGCATCCTCGCGAACGAGCGCGTCACCACGGCGATCGAACGTGCCCTTCAGGGCCGTGACGTCGACCCGGCGACGCTTCTCACCCTGGACCGTTCCCAGTTCATCGACGGTGACAAGGCCGACACGGCCAAGATCGCCGCCTGGGTGACCGAGAACACCAAGGAGAAGCCGAAGGGCGGCGGTGCCAACTTGGCCCGCTTCCAGGGCCAGCACGAGCAGATCGAAACCACAGGCCGGGCAACCGGCGAGGCCGAGGCGGAACGCCGCTTCGGAAAGAAGAAGTAGAGAGGAAGCACCGATGTCTGACATCACCGTTCGCCGCTCCACGTTCCAGTCGGAGAACCGTTCGTGGCTTCGTGGCCCCGACGGAACGCTGCCGGGTGACAACCCGAGCATCGTCCTGGACGTGAGCGCATTCACCGCCGGCACCCACTACCCGAACGGGTTTATCCCGTCCGGAACCGTGCTCGGCAAGATCACCACGTCGGGCCTGTACGCACCGTACGACCCCGCTGCCACCAATGGCAGCGAGACCGCCGTGGAAATCCTGTTCTCGTCCGTGACGATCGGCAGCGGCGCAACGCGCGTCGGCGGCGCCGGCCTTCACAAGGGCGAGGTCATCCCGTCCAAGCTTCCGTTCCAGACCGGCAAGGGGTCGCTCGACGCCGACGCCCGTACGGATCTGAAGCTCGTCAACTTCTCGGAAGGAGCGTGAGCTAGATGGCTATCGTCTTCGACGCCCCCGTCAGCCCCGACGCCCTCTCGGCGTTCGTCCGCAACGTCCCGGTCCCCAGTGACCTGGCACTGCTGAACGCGTTCCCGTCGCGGAACAACCAGACCAACACGGTCAACTTTGCGGAGATCGTGAAGCGCAACCGCACGGCCCGGTACCGGACCTACGACGGACGCATCCACGTGTCCGACCGTGACACCGGCTCCACCGGCTCGGTCGGCATGATCCCCCTGTCGGACTCGCGCAACAAGGGCGAGTACGAACGGCTGCAGCTGGAGTTCGCTCGCGTGAACGGCACCAACACTGCCGCCCTCGCGGACGCGATCTACAACGACGCCGAGGACCTCGTCGGGAACATCTTCCGACGCCTCGAGCTGGCGTGGGGTGACGTCCTCACGGACGGCAAGCTCACCGTGTCCGAGATCAACGGCGGCTTCGAGGCCGACTTCGGTGTCCCGGGCTCCCACCTGGTCACCGCGGGCACCCTGTGGACGAACCTCGCGACCGCGACGGTCCTCACCAACCTGATCACCTGGCACGACGTCTACGTCGCGACCAACGGTGCCCCGGCTGGTGCGATCCGCACCTCGCAGACGGTCCTCCGTCTCGTGCAGCGGAACAAGGAGATCATCGACGCGATCTACGGTGCATCCGCCGGTCGCACGTACGCGAGCTTCGAGGACGTCAACACGCTCCTCGCGTCGTACGGTCTCCCGCCGTTCGTCGCTCCGTACGACACGCAGGTCGAGTCGGTCACCACTGACCAGCTTGCCCGCGTGATCCCCGCGAACCGTGTCCTGTTCACCCCAGCCGAGCTGGGCGACCTGGGACGCACGGAGTGGGGCGTGACGGCGACCGCGCTCGAGCTGGTCAACAGTAACCTCGCGGAGATGTCCTTCCAGGAGGCGCCCGGCATCGCCGGTGTCGTCGAGAAGGTCGGCCCGCCCTACCGCGAGTTCACGTTCGTCGACGCGGTCGCGTTCCCCGTCCTCTCGGACGCGAAGCGCCTGTTTGTCGCGACGGTCGCCGCCTAACCATGGCCCAGATGGCGTGCAACGTGTACGTCCTCACAGAGGAGGGGGAGGCCCTGCTGCTCGAAGCAGGGTCGACCCCTCCGAAGTGGGCACTCCCGCAGCTCGGCGAGCACACGCTCACCCGCTCGGGAGAGTCGGAGTCGCCGGAAGGCGACGACGACGAGTCCGACGACGAGTCCGACGACGAGTCCGACGACGAGTCCGACGACGAGTCCGACGACGAGTCCGACGACGAGTCCGACGACGAGTCCGACGACGAGTCCGACGACGAGTCCGACGACGAGGGCATCCCTCCCGTTAAGGGACCGGGTTCGTCCGCCAAGGCGTGGGCCGCGTACGCGCTCGCAAAGGGCTTCGAAGTCGAGAAGGACGCAAAGGCGTCCGAGATCCGCGACGCGCTGGCTGAGGCCGGTATCCCCGTCGAGTAAGCAGAGAGAGGACCCTCCACATGGCGCTCACACCATTCGCCACCGCTGATGATGTCATCGCCGTGTGGGGGGAACTCACGCAAGATGAAGAGACGAAGGTCGAAGCGTGGCTTCTGATCGCGTCGAACAAGCTGCGACTGAAAGGCCGCAAGTGCGGGATCGACGTCGACCTATTCATCACCGGTGACGAACTCCTCGTCGAGGCTGCGAAGGATGCCGTCGTGGCATCCATTCGTCGTGTGCTGCTCAACCCGAAGGGGCTCCGACAGCGGTCTGTGACGACCACCGACGGACCATTCTCGGACACGGGGTCCGAGACGGTCGACACGGCCATCTCATCGTCCGCGATCTACCTCGCCGACGAGGACCTGACGTGGTTGCCTTGCGCCCCGAAGAATCGGTTGCGGTCGTTCTCGGTCAAGTCGGGATTCCGGCAGTGACTCCCCGATACGAACCCGTGATCATCCGACGTGCGGCCGAGGTGCTGAACCCCGATGGCGATCCCATCCCCGCGGCGTGGCACGACCACATAACTCTCGACGGAAAATTCGCGCCGGCGAACCCGTCAGAGCCTTTCGAGATCGGCCGCACCGCTGTCATCTCGGACGGAGTGATCTTCATTCGCGACCTGCTCAGCCGTCCCGACATCCTCGATACCGACCATGCGGTCGTGCGCGGTGTGGAGTTCGAGATTGACGGCGAGGTTGGTGCATGGCTCCGGAAGGAGACATGGGCTGTGCAGTTCGCGATCAAGCGTGTGAAGGGGTGACCCAATGGCAAACGTGCAGGTGAAACTGAATCTCCGCGCGCTCAACCAGCTGATGACGTCCGAGCCGGTGCAACGTGAAGTGGACGCAAGAGGGCAACGCATGGCCGCTGCAGCCGGGGAAGGCTTCGAGTACTCCCGAAGCTCCCGGCGCCACCCGTGGGTGGCTCGAGGCTATGTCCAGGTCAACTCCGCCGAGGGAGCGCGTCGCCAGGCCGAGGATGCAGTCCTCGAACGCTCGATCGATGCGGGACGCTGATGGAATTCGTCTCCGTCGAGCAGATGGTGCGCCTGTTCCTCCGGACGATCGTGGAACCGCCCGTCGAGATCCTCGTCCCTGCGGATCGCCCCGCGCAGTTCGTGCGCGTCTTCCGGACAGGAGGGGTAGCGCGCGACCGGATAACCGACCTCGCTCAGATCACGGTACAGGCGTGGGCAACGGACCGGTACGACGCGGAACGCCTTGCGTCGGCGTGCAGGATGGCGCTCCTCAGCGGTTCGTCGGAGATGAAGCTCGTGCGTCGCGTCGAGGAGACCGGCGGATTGCACTTTAACCCCGATCCCAAGACCAACACGCCCCGCTACCAGTTCACCGTGACGTTGACGGTTCGCGCCAAGCGGTAGCACGGGCCAAACATTCGAGCCTCTGACAGCCCGTCAGGGGCTTTTTCTATGCCCTCTCGGGCGGAAGGAGGCCGTTCATGACGGTCAACAGCGAGCTGGCCCGGATCTGGGGCAGCGACAACAACTCAATCAGCCTCGCACCGATCGGTACGACCCTGCCGGCTGACCTCACCACCGCACTCAACGCGGCATTCGAGGATGTCGGCTGGATCCATTCGGACGGTCTCACCGAGGCGCTCACGGGATCCCCGGAGAAGATCCGCGGATGGCAGGGCAACGGCGTTGTCCGCACCCGCATGAACGAGCCCGGCACGACCGTGTCGTTCACCGCGCTCGAGACGAAGGGCCAGACGCAGGCACTCCGCTACCACGAGAAGAGCTTTTCGACCACGGCAGGCGTTCGCACTGCGAACCGTGGTGCTGGTCAGCGGATCTCGGCACGTGCCGCGGTGATCGACCTTTTCGACAGCGACGACGACGAGATCCAGATGCGCATCGTCATCCCGCGTCTCGAGATCGCGCCCAACGGTGACCTCGTCTACGCGAACTCGGACATTGCCGGCTACCCGTTCATCGGAGAGATCATCGGCGACTACACCGCGATCTCCACCGACCTCGAGGCCGAGTGATGGCGGGCCTCGAAGAAGGCGTGCTGTACCGGACTGACCGGAACGGGAATGTGAAGCGCGTGGAAGACACCACTTCGTCGAAGAAGTCTCGGAAGAAGTCGACGGCTGACGACAAGTCGGAGCCGGTCGCTTCCGACTGAAAGACCGGTGGCGGGTTCTGACCCCAGGCCCGCCACCCCTCAATCCATGGGGTCAATTCGTTTCACAGAATGGGGTTACTGAAATGGCTGCAACCAAGCCTGCTGACCGAAAGCCGAAGGTCGAAACCAAGGACGGCCTCTCTACCGTCACCATCAAGGGCATCACCGTGAAGGTGGAGAAGGACGCGCTCGACGACTTCGAGCTCCTCGACGACCTTGCGAAGATGCAAGACGGGGACGGCGCCCGCATTACGTCTGTGGCACACCGCCTGTTCGGTGACGACTTCAAGGCGGTCATGGATGGTCTGCGTGGCGAGAATGGGCGCGTTTCCGTCGAAGCCGCGTCTACGTTCATCTCCGAGCTCCTGGCGGCCGTAGCCCCAAACTCGTGACCCTCGTGGGGGCGCTCGTGGAGCATGAAGATGCTCTGTGGGCGTCCCTGCATGCCGTTTACGGGCTTCGGCAGTCCGATCACGGCTTGAGGGTTCTCGAGCTAGCCGGACGCGTCGCACATCTGCCTCCCGGATGTGCACTCTGGCGCGCAACCGGAGGACCGCTCGCGTGGACCGACGAGACGCACATGCTCTCCCGCGTCGACTACGGCGTTCGCGTCCTTGCATGGATGAAGACCGAAGACGGGCAGAAGGGGCGCAACGCACCCAAGCCCGAAGAACCCCCGACCGTTGCAGGTGAAGTCCGGGCGGAAGAGGAGCGCATGAACGCCCGTGCCGAAGCCTGGACGGCGCGACAGGCTCGGATGAAGGCAGAGCATACTGTCCGAGACCCGGTGTAGACACGCTGAGAGCGGGCCGCCAGCACGAACCAACAAGGCGCCCCCATGTCTCTACTATGAGGGGATGGACGAGCAAGTGCTGCTGAAGTACAACGGACCCGCGCTCGACGATCACCGCATGGATGTCCGCGATCTTGCCCCCGCGCTTATGGGTCTGGCTGACGCGATCCAGGCAGCAGGGAAGATTCTCGATGCCAGTGCGCGGGTCCGTCTCGACGTCAAGGCAACCTACGAAGGCTCCTTTGAGATCGACATGCTGCTCGGGGTGCTTCACGAGGCCGGGCTATTCCTTGGAGGCGGAGTTGCCACGGCATGGGCCAACGGGATCTCGATCACGGACGCTATCAAGCGAGCGGTGATGGGAGCGATTGCGATCGCGGCTCGAATCACAAAGCACGGCGGCAAGCCGGTGGAGCGGGAAGTCATCGGCGACGGAACTCAGATTCGAATTCAGTACCCCGACGGTAGCTCATTCGAAGCCGACAACATGGCTTGGGCCGTGTTCTCGAATGGCAAGGTCATGACCGGACTTGAGAAGGTCGTCGAACCGCTCAGGAAAGGCGCCATCGACTCTCTCGCGCTTACCGTCGACGGTGCGACCGAGACAGTGCGGCACGACGAGCGCGAAGGCTTTAGCTCGAAGTATCGCGAAGAGCTACTCGCTGACAGCACGACCCCGATGATCCTCGAACTGGTGGATGTCAACTTCAAGACATCGGTTTGGCGAGTCAGCGATGGGGATGCCACGTACAGCGTGGACATCGAAGACGCTGACTTCCTGGATGCCGTCGAGGACGGCACCATACGTTTCGGCAACGGTGACTCTCTTCGGGCCGACGTGCGCACAATCCAACGGCGCGTGAACGTCAATCTCCGCAGCGAACGAACCGTCGTCAAAGTTCACGAAGTGATCCAGCGTCAGGCGCCGGCTCTGGACGGCGAAGCTACCGAGTAGCTCGCTTCGCAGCCGCAAGCGCCTTCTCACGAACCCACGTCGCCGTCGGAGTGGTACCTGCGGCATCTTCGATCAAAGCCCGCTCTGAAGGGCTGACGCGAACACGGAGCATTTCGGTGCGCGGATCGTCGATAGGTGGGCGACCCATGCGCTTCCCTGTAGGCATGTCCGATGTCATGGTCACCATACTAACGGTAGACACAAAAAGTTTGCATGATCAGACTTCGTGGTGCTACGGTAAGTGAACCAAACAACAAGCGGCCCCCGCGAAGCGGTAACTTCCGGGGGCCTGGACCGAATCTTAGGAGGATTCGCTCATGGCACAGTCTACCGACCCCTCTGCGAGAAGAGTGGGCAAGTATCAGGGGTACAGTTTCCGCACCGGAGATGACATCGATCGGGCACCCTGGTACGAAGACCGCGGTCCCGACGTTCTCAAGATCCACTGCCGGGTGTTCAGGATCCCCAGCAAGCGCGAGTTCGTCATCAGGCACTTCTCATCCTCGACAGCCCACGAGCGTGCAGACGGACAACGAATCCTCACACTCCTCCCGCGCCTTTTCGAGCACTGGGAAGGCGACGGGCGAGCACGCCGGAAGAAGAGCAAAGACGGCTCCTGGTTCTGGACCGCACCCATCGGCATCTTCCTCAACGACCCGCTCGAGCACCTCCAGTTGGAGCACTCGATCGATCTCTCTTCGGAGGTGTCCGCGTGAGCGCCGTGGAAGCAATCCAGATCGACCGCATCGCAGCCGAGACCATCCGCGTCCCTATTGTCGGCACCTCGCCGCTCATCGTCCACAACTTCTCCGAGAAGTCGAAGCGACAGATGCTCGAAGCCCAGCAGGGGCGCAAGCGCCTCAAAGAGGTGCGTGACCCGCAAGCCGAGTATGAGGCAGCGTTCTACCGCATCGCCGACGTGACCTCGGGCGAAACGCGCTACGGCTTCCCGGTGACGGCTTTCAAGGCAGCCACGACCGGCGCCGCACGCTTCTATGGCAAGTCCATCAGCATGACCGCCCTCCGACAGTTCATGTTCATGCGAGGCATCCTCACCGACGGTGACCCGCAACAGCTCGTCGAGATCACTGGTGAACCTCGGATGCGCGAGGATGTCGTCCGGCTCGGGGGACCGTCGCGCTCGGCTGATCTTCGCTACCGGCCCGAGTTTCCGAACTGGTCAGCCGTACTTGAGGTCACGTTCGTGACGTCGAGCATCAGCCGACAGTCAGTGCTCTCGCTGATTGACGCGGGCGGACTCGGAATCGGCGTCGGCGAGTGGCGACCCGAGAAGCGCGGAGAGTTCGGCACCTACGCGATCGACCAGAACCGAGAGATCGAGGTTGTGTCATGAGCCTGACGGCGAATCTGCGGGACGAACTCATCGCGATTCGTGAGCAGTTCGGATACCTCAACCCGAAGGCAGTTGTTGACGTTGCGCGAGACAACAAGCACCCTCTCCACCACAGGTTTGAGTGGGTCGACACGATCGCCGCGGAGAAGTACAGGCTGCAACAGGCCGGTGATCTCATCCGTCGAGTCAAGATCAGCTATCTCGACTCGACGGAGAAGCCACAGGAGATTCGCGCGTTCCTCGCAGTACGCGCGCCCACAGACGAGGACGGTGCCGCAACGGCGGCATACGTCCCCACCGAAGAAGCAATGAGTGATCCGTTCACGTCGGCGCTTCTTCTCCGCGAATTCGAACGGGACTGGAAGTCTTTCAAGGCGAAGTACCAGCACCTCAAAGAGTTCGCAGCGATGATCCGCAAGGACGTCGCAGCCTAGGCAGGCTTGGCCAGGCACGGCGTGGCTCGTTAGGGCACGGCCAGGCTTGGCATGGCTCGGCAGGCACGGCTCGGCTCGGATCGGCGTGGCAAGGCAAGGCCGGGTGCGGCAGGCACGGCGTGGATGGGCGTGGCAAGGCAAGGCCAGGCACGGCAGGGCAGGCGTGGCATGGGTAGATAACTTCTACCCCTCGGTGTAGCTCAGTGGAAGAGCGGCGAGCTTCTAACTCGCATGGCGCAGGTTCGAATCCTGCCACCGAGACGTGTTACCGACGCGATCGGTTCACCGCATCAGCAAACTTGACAGCGGAAGGGTAGTCCTTGGCGCGTCCTTCAACCACGATCACGCCATCGGGCATTTCGATCGTCACGTAGCACTTGGATGTGTCTTTGCGAGCGACAGCGCCCACGATGAGCCCCGCAGGACCAGCGATCAAAGCCCCCGCCCCCATGCGAGTGAAAGTGGAGCGGCGTCCTGGAGCGCCCAGTGTTGCTTCGGCATGAGCCTCGGTCATGTCGACCTTCTTGAGTTCGTAATGCAGTAGCCCGCTCCTGAGCATCGCCGAGCCGAAGTGCGCCGCCGGATTACTCCTTGCGTGACGCTGCTCGTCGGCTTTGTCCTGCTCCTTCTTGGCCTGAGCAGTGTTGCGTAGCTCAGCGGTAATGCTCTCGCTAGCCGCCCCCGTCGCAGAGACCAGCGTTGAAACGAATTGTTCGTGCGACTTTCGCGGATGCAGGGCAAACGTCAACGCCGACTGAGCCGGCTCGGGAGTTGCGGACCATCCACGAGCGGACACCCTGAGATACGTAGTCGCGCCACTGATGATCTCGTAACCAGTGATCTTCTCGAGTGGGATCTCGGACTTCTTCGTCTTCCGACCGACCCGTGCGAGCGGGCTGTATTCGAACACCAAGTGCGTTCCCGTGATGCGCGCAGTCCCATCAACACTCTTGTGCTCTATGGCCTCGAGCTCGCTTTGCGCGGCATTGGCCAGCGCTCGCGCTTCAGCTTTTGCGTTGCGTACTTGCTGCCGCTCGGCTTCTTTGATCGCCCTACGTTCATTCCCGGCAAGGTCAGCCGGAGAGGGCAGCGGATCGATTCCCTGCGTGCCGTTATCAGCTACGTGCTCTGTCCAGTACGACCCGTCCCAGTAGCGCAACTGGTGCACCCCTGAGGGGTCCGCGTACCAGTCCGCTTCGACCGCTGATTCACTCATGCCCGAATGATAGCGGGCGTCTCAACCCAAGGGGGTGCTCGTTGGCTACTGGTATCGAGGTGGCGAACACTTACGTCTCCGTCATGGTTCGCATGCCGGGTGTTAAGAACGACATTTCCAGAGCGCTCGGCGGATCGGACGTAGAGTCCGTGGTGAGCAGCAAGGGAAAGGCATGGGGCAGCGTCCTGACAGGTGCCGTGGCTGGCGCCGCTGCTGCTGGCTTCTCCAAGGCGATATCGCTCGTCACTGGGTCGATCGATGCCGCGATCAAGCGCGTCGACACCATGGGCAACTTCCCCAAAATCATGGCGAACCTGGGGTATTCGGCTGACGAGGCCAAGGCATCCGTCGACAAGATGTCCAAGTCGCTATCTGGGCTCCCCACGTCTCTTGACCAGATGACCGGAGCGGTGCAGCAGCTTGCGCCACTCACCAATGGCCTAGGCGAGGCGACGGATCTGTCGCTCGCATTGAACAATGCCCTTCTTGCGGGAGGCAAAAGCACCGAGATTCAGGCGAATGCCATGGATCAGTACGTGCAGCAGCTCGCTGTGGGCAAGGTCGACATGACCGCGTGGCGGTCGATGGTTGCCGCGATGCCCGGCCAGATGGACCAGCTCTCGAAGTCCCTGCTCGGCGCCAACGCGAAGCAGACAGATCTCTACGCGGCGATGCAGTCCGGGTCCGTCACGTTCGACCAGTTCAACGCGGCGATCCTGTCATTGAACAAGGAGGGGTACTCCGGGTTCGCGTCGTTCGCCGATCAGGCAAAGTCAGCGACGGACGGCATCGCCACGTCTCAGAGCAATCTCCAGACGGCGGTGACGAGGACTCTCGCGACGATCATTCAAAAGTTCCAGCCAGCAATCATTGCAACCACGGGGTACATCACCTCTCTGGTGAACAGCATCGGCCCGTTCGTGACCTCCATGATCGACGGCACCGCAGCGGTCTGGAACTGGGTGGTGGCGAACAAGGGTTGGATCACGACCGTTGCCGCGGTCGCTGCGCCCCTCGCGGCGCTTATCGGTGCCGTGACCGTTGCTCGAGTCGCAACGACTGCATGGACGGCGATCACCTACGGGGCGGCTGGCGCGTCCTATGCGAGTGGTTTGGCGCTCAAGATCTACACCGTCGCCATGAATGCGCAGTCAATCGCCACGAAGGTCGCTGCGGGGGCTCAGGCCGCATTCAACGCGGTGATGAACGCCAACCCCATCGTCAAGGTCGTTACGATCCTGAGCGCTCTCGTCGCGGGCTTGGTGATGTTCTTCTCGCAGACTGAGCTCGGGAAGTCTATCTGGGCGAACTTCACTCAGTTCCTCGGCGAGGCGTGGGCGAACATCTCGGGTTTCTTCACCGCAGCGTGGGAGAACGTGATTCAGCCGGTGTTCAAGGCGATCGGTGATGTCGCGACGTGGGTCTATGAATCAGTGCTCAAGCCCGTCTTTGACGGCGTTGGCACTGTGGTCGGGTTCCTTGCGGGCATGTTCAAGGTCCAGTTCGACCTGATTGTGATTGCGTTCCGTCTCGTCGGTGCGATTGCGACTTGGTTGTGGGAACACGCCATCCAGCCAGTTTTCCAAGCCATTGGCGCGGTCGTGTCGTGGTTGTGGATGCAGATCATTCAGCCGTACATCAACGCTTGGGGTGCTCTGTTCCAGTGGTTGTGGACGACCGTGCTGTCTCCCGTCTTCGGGTTCGTTGGTGCTGCCGTGCAGGCGCTCGGCGCTGGCTTCCAGTGGTTGTTCGTCAATGTCATTCAGCCCGTGTGGACTGGCATCTCGAACGCGATCGGTACAGCGTGGAACTGGATCAACACGAACATCTTCTCCCCGATGAAGACGGGGATCGATGCGGTGGGGAAAGCGTTCGACGCGGTCGGGAAGTTCATCGGCGAAGTGTGGACGAACATCCAGAACGCCGCGAAGGTACCGGTCAAGTTCCTCATCAACACGGTGTGGAACGACGGGATTCGTTCGTTCGCCGTCGACGTGCTGAATGCGCTCGGCATGGGCGATGTCGCCAAGAAGCTGCCTCGTGTGAGCGTGCCGTTCGCGAACGGTGGTGTCCTCCCCGGATACACGCCTGGTCGTGACGTGCATCAGTTCTGGTCTCCGACTGCTGGCGGGCTCGCGCTCTCCGGTGGTGAGGCGATCATGCGCCCGGAGTTCACCCGCCTCGTCGGTGGGCCGGCCGGGGTGGATGCCCTGAACGCCGCCGCCCGGAAGGGCTCGCTGCCGATCGGCGACGGGGAAGGGAACTTCTTCGGCGACGCTTGGGATGCGATCTCGAACGCTGCGTCCGTGGCTTGGGAGTTCCTGAGCAACCCCGCGCAGGCGATCAAGCAGCACCTGACAGGGTTCACATCGGGTCTCGGTGGCAACGGGCTCTTCTCCGACATTGCAGCCGGTGTCCCGAAGATGTTGCTGTCAGGGCTCGAGAACGTCTTCACCAACGCCGCTCCGAAGGGCGTCGGCACCAAGGGCATGGGCTGGGAAGCGATGTGGAACGTCGTCCGCAGCCAGGTTCCTGGTGCGGTGAAGACGTCCGACTTCCGTCCTGGCGCGAAAACCGTCAACGGCGGTCAGTCGTACCACTCCCTCGGGCGGGCGATCGATATCGTGCCGGCGTCCATGGCGACGTTCGATGCGGTCGCGAAGCTCTTCCCTAACGCATCGGAGCTCATCTACACCCCTGCTGGAAACCGGCAGTTGCAGAACGGGAAGCCGTTCGCCGGGTGGTCCGATGCGGTGAAGAAGCAGCACTACAACCACGTGCACCTGGCGATGGCTTCGGGCGGTGTCGTTCCGAAGCTGTACGACCAGGGCGGGTGGCTCCCTCACGGGGGCATGGGGTTGAACCTCACCGGGAAGCCCGAGGCGGTACTGACTCCAGATGAGTCGGCCGCGTTGCGGGGTGGGCTCTCGGGTATCCGCCCGGGTGATCGTGTCGTGTTCGAGATTGAGGGGATGCCGCTCACGGCGGTGGCGAAGCGCGTGATAGGCGCGAAGTCGACTGCTGATGCTGTGGCGTTCTCGAGTGGAAGGACTTCGGCATGACTGTGGTTCTGACGCCTCGTTTCGACATGACGCCTGTTCCTCGTGTGGAGATGGTGGTTGAGTCGGCTGATATTCCTGCGGGGACGAACCGGGTCACGTTGTGGCGGGTAGCTGATGGGCGTGAGTTCAAGGTGCGCGGCGGGGTCGACCGCACGTTTACGGGTGGGTCTCCTCTGGAGGTCCGACGGAACGTGGATGTCGACCCTGCCGGCACCGGGACCTCGGCGCATTCGGCGTCGCAGTCGGGGGCTGGTTCTCCGACGTTCACGGCGACGTCGACGCTGGGGATGAACGTTGGCGGGATGGGCATAGACACGTTCGTGCGCGTGGAGGCGACGACGGCTTCGACCTACTTGGATGTTCGTGGCACCGCGACGAACAACGTGCTGAAGACCCCTCTGGGGCCAGACATCGCGGCCTCCGCGTGGGTGCGCCCATCCTCGATCGCCGATCCCATCGGCAGGGTCTATATCCAGCAGTACAACTCGTCGAACACGTTGCTGGGCACGTCGGATATCGTCACCGGCTCGATCAGTAGCGGATGGAACCGAGTAGGTTTCTCCGTCCCACGTCTTGCCGGGGCTGTCCGTGCTGTTGCGATCTTCCGCATCGCCGGCACGGTACCGGTGGGGGCGCGACTGGATGTCACGGGGTTCCTCACGGAGTCGGCAAACAGTGTCGGCCGGTGGTTCTCTGGCTCGTCCACGCCATACCTGGGGTACGCGCCGTCATGGTTGAGTGCGGTGAACGCGAGCGCGTCGATCGAGTCGGCCGGCACCGGGTCGCTGTCGCTGATCGACTACGAACCCCCTCTGCGTGGATCGTTCACGTACGAGGCCGAGTGCTGGGCAGGGTCAGAGTCGAAGGGACGCGTCAGCATCGGCACGGTGACATCACCGTGGGTCGACAGCCCCGAGGTGGTGCTCGTGCAGCAGCCACTAGACCCCAACCTTTCATTGGAAGTGCTGAACCTCTCCGGATCCTGGCCATCATTGAGCCAGGAAGCTCCGGGCGAGCTCGTGTTCGCTGAGGGAGCCGCGCGAGGGACGTTCGTTGGGTTCGGTCCACGCCGAGGGCTTTCAGGTGTGCAGATCGACTTCGGTGTCTCAAGTCGCGAGCAGGCGGCATCGTTGCGGGCCACCCTTGGAACGGAACGGCAACCGCAGCTCCCGATCTGGCTGATTCGGAGCACGGGGGAGTTCTTCCCGAAGGTGGTCTTCTGCGTCGTGAAGACCCTCGTCGAGGTAGATATTGACACCGCGATGGGTGACGGATGGTCGCGCTTCCAAGCGACTGTGACGGAGTGCGAACCACCCGCGCCGGCGCTCGTGATCGCAACACTGTCCTACTCCGACCTCGATGCGGGTTATGCCTCGTACACGGCACGAGATGCCGCCTACGCGTCGTATGACGCGCAGGATCGCGACTACTCCCTGGCGGGGCTTGCTGGGTGAAACGGGGGTGCGGGATGCGTGATGTTTCAGCCCGCACCCTCGAACTGATCCGCAGCGGTGGTTTCTCTCGCGTCTGGGTCGCTGACCTGATGTATGACGGTCAACGTCGGCTCGCGAACCTGGACATCTCCGAGCCGGACCTGTCATGGGATGGGAATCAGTTCGTCGCGGGGTCCGGCTCCTGCACGGTGGTGTGGGCGGACGACCATGCGACGTCGATGATCCCGAAACAGGTGGGGGATTGGTTCTCGCCCTTCGGGTCCGAGCTCCAGATCGACTGCCTGGTGGGAGCGGGAGAGTTCTCCGAGCGCATTCCGATGGGTCGGTTCGTGATCGACTCCGTGCCGACGTCGGTCGAGTCGCAGATGCCGTGGGAAGGCCGGGTCATCCACCCTGGGGAGTCGTTCGAGTTGACGCTGAAAGACGGCTTGCAGCGGGTCATCCGTGACCGGTTCGCCATGCCTACTCAGTCGGTGTCGACGTCGGTGTGGGGCGAGATTCAGGCAGTCACTGGCCTTCCTGTGGTTCGGAACATGGCAGACGCCACGATCGCGACGCCCGTCACGCACGACGAACAGAAGGACGCCGCCGTGTCGAAGCTGTTCGACCGGTTAGGCGCATGGCCGGCGCTGAACCCTTCTGGTGTGCTGACAGCCCGCCCGAAGGCATGGCCTGCTCCCGTCGACGACCTGACCGGGTATGTGTCCGCGCCGCGCACGTTGACCGCGGAGAAGACGTACAACCGGGTCGTCGTGACCGGCAAGAGCCCCACCGGCGAACCGGTCTACGGTGTCTCCAGCGTCACGGATGGATTCTTGAGGGTCGGGAACTCTGACGGCTCCGCGTCCCCGTTCGGCGTCGCCACCTACACGTACTCGTCGGACTTCCTCACCACGACCAAGCAGTGTTACGACTACGCCGCCGAACTGCTCCCGCGGGTATCCCGGGTGCGCGGAGTGACGCGTGAGGTGACGGAGCGATTCAATCCCTTGCGGGAAGTCGGGGACGTGCTGCGCTTCGAGGGATCGCGTGTCCGGGTGCTGAAGGTATCCCACGGCGATGCGACCACCCAGCTCACGGTGGAGGTGGCGGATGAATGACACCGACCGCCTCATCGACCTGATCGCTAAGAAGTCGAAGGTCATCACCCGCGTGGGAACGTTCGCGGGTATTTCGGCCGGTCAAGCTCTCATCGACATCGACCAGTCCCGATTCCCTGCCGCGTTCCTCACCGCCTACGTGCCATCCGTGAACGAACCCGTCCACGTGTGGTCGGTCGATGGTTCCTGGTTCCTGCTCGGTCCCACGACGGGCCGGCCGGGAGTTGGGGTTGTGACGACGGTCGGTTCCGGGGTCGTGAACGTGACGACCGACTTCGGCGAGTTCTCGATGCCTTCGGTCGGCACAGCTCCCACCTCGGGGCAGACGGTCGGGATCTCGTGGCCCGGGCCGGTGTGCCTTGGTGCGCTGTCGGTTCAGCCGGCGTCCCCGACGCCTCCTCCAACCCCTGGCGGGGGTGGGGCGACGGTGAAGGAGGCCACCTTCCGAGCCATCGACGCCGGCTCCACCGACAGGGGATCGACGCGCTGGTGGACGGCGCAGCCGTGGGCGTCGAACTCGACCTACGGGGCATGGTTCTACGGCACGCAGATCAAGGACACGATCCCTGCCGGTTCTCAGCTCGTGTCGATGGAGATGTTCATCAACCGGGTGCAGGACCAAGGCTCCTCACCGAACTTCGCCCTCCACACGTCCCCCGGGAAGGCGGGCGTTCCCGCGATGGGGAGCCTGTTCCCCTGGGATCCGCCGAACGGGTGGAACCCGGTACCGAACAACGCATGGTTCGCCGCGCTCATCGCGGGCGGCTCCTTCTACGGTGTCGGCCTTAACCAGGGCGGGTATTCGAAGTTCGCCTCTCTCGCTCAAGACGGCCTCTCTGGCGCGCTGCGCATCAAGTGGCGTTGAGCCTCCCTCTTCCGACGACTCTCGCGTGAGCTCCGCCGCGCGCCAACAGAAACGAGGTAGCTCATGGGCTACACCCTTGACGCTTACGGCAAGCCGGTTGTCTCCCCGACACCCACCCAGACCGTGGTCGACCTGCAGGCAATCGCCGACTTCGCGGCGTCGTTCGCCAACGTGCGCGTGGGTACGAGCACAGAGCGTCAGGTTCTGCCCGCCGCGAAGCACCGCAACGGCATGCTGTGGGTGGAAACGGACACCGGCCGCATCTACCGGTCGAAGGACGCGGCCTGGGTGCTCGCAGCGCCCGGAACTGACTGGGTGACCCTGACTCCCGCATCCGGGTGGGCGGTCAGCAGCGGGGCGATCCGCTACCGGCTCACACCGGGCGGTGCGGAGATCTCCGCGTTCGAGGTCACCCGGACCGGATCCAACCTCGCTGTGAACGCCGGCGCCGCAGTCGTCGTGGGCGTCCTCCCCGCAGGTGTGCGCCCACCCGGCAACGCACCCCTCGGTTCCGGGACCATCGGCGTCGGTGGGAACCTCGGCGCGTCTCGCTGGTACGTCGGCTCTGACGGAAGCATCTTCTTCCAGTCGATGGTCGTCAACGGCACCATGACGACTGCTGGCGGTGTCGCCAACCATGCCTTCTTCGGCACGGGCCGATTCGAGTTCTAGGAGTCGACATGGGCGGCACATTCAGCAAGACCGACATCGGTCACGGCCGTGGGTGGCTCGAGGTCGAAGCCGCGAAGAGTCAGGCACGGATCGACCGAGCGCTTGGGCATCCACAGCAGATCACCGAAGCCGGTCGGTCGTGGGAGCAGCAGAACGCGCACTGGCTCACGTTCCAGAAGTACGGGAAACCGATCGCGCTGCACCCGGATACCCCAAGCGTGCACCAGAAGGGGCGCGCGAAGGACACCGACGAACGCGACGTCGCCCTGATGAACGACCACGGGTGGTTCCAGACCGTCTACCGGACCGTCAACGGTCGCCGCACGCTCGTCGAGCCCTGGCACTTCGAGTACTTCCCTGAGCGCGACAACCACCGCAACGACCCGGCTGGCGGCGCCACGACCGCACCGGCCATCACGACCCTGGAGGATCCCGCCATGCGCACTATCCGCTGGAACCAGAAGCACGTCTTCACACTGGGGGAGGAGAAGGTGTCGCATCAGGACGTCCCCGTGGACGCGATCAACGCTGCGATCATCCACAACCCGGATCGGAAGTACCTCGAGCTCGATGACGCCGGCCTCACGACTGCGCTGAAGACCTTCGGTGTGCCGTGGTCTGCGGTCGACGCGTGCATGCGCGGCCTCGCGTACGACATCACGGGCGCGGTCGGTGGGCGGTACTGGTCGCGGGCGGTCGAGCAGAAGATCGATACGTCGCGCCTCGCGCAGAGCCTCGACGACCTGCGCCGCACGGCCACGGATGTCCCCGGCATCGCCTGATGCCGGACCTGGGAGCGATCGGGGGGTGGGTTGTCGCGGTTCTGAGCGTGCTCATCACCGCGATCGTGTCCCTGTTCCCGAAGAAGGGAACGATCGAGAACACCCGCATCGACCAGCTGCAGGAAGACCTCAAGGCCGAACGCGAGGAGCGGAAAGCGCTCGCGCTCGAGGTGAGGGGTATCCGCACCGAGCAGGACCGGCTTGCTCGGCGCGACCTCGCATGGATCCTGCACTACGACCTCGTGAAGCAGGGTGTTGAGGCGGGCATGATCCCTCCTTGGCCTGACCTGCCGGAAATCCTTGGAGGGCCACATGGCTAATCCCGACGACCTGCTGAAAGCCGCACACCGCGACATACGACGACTGTTCTTCGCGTTCATGACGATCCTGCTCGTCCTCGCGAGTGGTCTCGGAGGCGGCTGGCTCAGCGCATGGGCGGGGCGCGAGGCGTGGCATGAACAGGCCATGACCTGGCAGGACCGATACGTCGAACTCTACGAAGAGTTCACCGCCGCGACGGGGGAGGAGCCCGATGCCCCCGACCCTGAGGTGGTCGCGAAGGAAGGCCCACAGGGTGAGCCGGGACAGCAGGGCGCACCAGGCCCGGTCGGACCAGCAGGCACCGCAGGACTCGACGGAGACGACGGCCTCACCGGAACACCAGGTGCAACAGGCGCGAAGGGCGAACCTGGCACGGTCGGGCAGCCAGGCGGTCAAGGCCCAGCCGGTCCTCCCGGATCGCAGGGCGACCCCGGGGCCACCGGAGCCCAAGGGGCCACCGGGCCTGCGGGACCGGCAGGCGCTACCGGCCCGGCCGGACCTGCTGGCCCAGCCGGATCACCCGGCAACGACGGTCGCGGTATCGAGTCGCTCTACTGCGACGACACCACGGGCCGCTGGACCGTCACCTACACCGACTCCGCCACCGCAGACGCGGGCGCGTGCAGAACACCACTCATCGAAGGAGTAACCCCATGACTGACCCCATCATCCCCGCTGCGACGAAGCTCGCCGCGAAGCGCGGTTTCATCCGCACCGCTACCCAGTCGCTCGCATCGGTGATCCCGATCGCAGCGATCGCGATCCCCACGACTGGTGACGCGCTTCTCGGCATCGGCCTCGCCGCGGCTGGCGCAATCGCCACGGCGGTTCTCGCTGGTGCCGCATCCGCGCTCTCGATCGTGTCGAACGGGATCCCGAAGGACTACGCCGACGTGACACTGGTGCGCCAGGCGGTGCTGGACGCGCCCGAAGCTGAGGCCTCCGTCGAGATGGCCGTTCAGCGGGTCACGCTCCGCCGCGACCGGAAGCGAGGTTGATCATGGCGTTCACGAACGACTCGAAGGAAGCGGCCGCTCTCGCTGTCAGCGCGCGCGGCAACTGGATCAGCCTGCACACGGCCGACCCGGGCGTCACGGGCGCATCGGAGGCCACCGGGGGCACTCCCGCGTATGCGCGGAAGCAGACCGCATGGGCTGGCGGTGCGGTCGACGGCGTGGTGTCCGGTTCCAGCGTGGCCGTGGATGTCGCCAGCGGCAACTACTCGCACGGGGGCATTTGGACGGCTGCTACAGGTGGCACGTTCGTTGGTGGCTTCGCGCTCTCGTCCCCGACCGGGCCGCTTCCCAGTCAGACAGTGGTGAACGTGGTTCCCACGGTCAACGTCACCTCGGTCGGCTGATCGATCTTTCTGGGCATCGGAGGTAGTCATGGCTGATGCCGCAGTGCTGGGAACCGCGTACACCCGTGTGAATGACTCTCTGAGCCCCGCGGTGAACATCGCTGACGTGCCGGTGGGGGCATGGGTGATCGCGTCACTCATGTCCGCATCGTCCACGGCGACGTTCACCGCACCTGCCGGGTGGGAGGTATTGAAGGCTGTCGAGACGACGGGCACGCGCCGCAACCAGATGTGGGGGCGGGTCAAGCAGCTCGGCGACGGCAACACGGCCACGTTCAGCACGTCGGTGTCGAACGCGATGACGTTCGGTGTGGTGTGGGGCACTGGCGACTGGACGAACCGTGTCGTCGGTGCCTCACGTACCCGATCCACGGTTGGCGCGTCACCACGCAGCCAGAACATCGCCCCATCCGTCACGGCGCCGGCGAGCTCGGTAGTCGTGGCGATCACGCAGGAGGCGACGAGCGCGCAGGTCGCCACCGATGAGATCACCGGCACGTCACCGGCAGGGTGGACGCGGGCACGGTGGGTGGAACAGATCCCCAACTACCTCGAGACCATCGGCATCTACCAGAAGTCGATGACGACGGCGGGCGCATCGGGTGACCTGACGGTCACCTACTCGTCGGCACAGGACTCGAACGGCTGGGCGGTGCAGGTCGCCATCCCGAGCACAGCACCTGTGATCACCCCTCCGGGCTTCTCGTCGGTGTCGCAGATGCTCGCCACCCCTGGAGCAACCTGGGCGCACCGCGGAGGGTCGACCAACTGGCCCGAGATGAGCAAGTACGCCTACGAACAGGCCGCACTGGCTGGATACGGGGCGTTGGAGTTCTCCGCGAACCGCACCAGTGACGGTGTGTGGGTGGGTGTGCATGACGCATCTCTGAACCGCACCTCGCAGACCACTGGCCTCCCGGATATCTCGGCGATGACGTGGGCGCAGGTGCAGACGTACCAGAACTCGCTCAACGCGGCTGGGACTCCCCGCCCGTACTACAGGCTCGATCAGTTCCTGGACGACTTCACCAGCACGCACGTGGTGATCGTTGACCCGAAGCACGCGATCGGCACCTACAACACCGAGTTCCTGAACCTGCTCGACGCGCACGGCGGGAACTCGAAGATCGTCGTGAAGTTCTACGGCGCCGGGACCGGCGCTGCGGCTCTCGCCGACGCCGCCACCGCGAAGGGCTACCAGACCTGGGGCTACTTCTACGAGGCCGACATCGCCAGCGGCGAGCTCGCGGCCTGGCAGTCACACTGGTCACTCCTCGGCATGGAGTACGGCGCATCTCAGGGGGCGTGGGACACGATCCTCGCCTACGGGAAACCGGTCGTCGGACACATCGCCGGGTCGCAGGCGAACTACAACACGGCGATCAGTCGTGGTGCCCGGATGGTGCAGTGTGCCAACGTGGCAGGGATCGCCGCTGTCGGCGCATCCACGCTCATCGGAACGGGAACACTGCAACTGTCAGGGACGGCTGCCCGCACTCTGGCCATCACGCGGACAGGAGTGGGAACGCTTGGCATCGACGGCGCAGCCGCCCGCACTCTCTCTGTGATGCGCGCCGGCGCCGGCGAACTCGCAATCACCGGTACGGCGGTCGCCGGTCTTGAGGTCAACGCGCACGGGGCGGGGGAGCTGGGCCTATCCGGCTTGGCAACGACGGCAGTTGAGGTGCAGCGAACTGGGGCAGGCGTCTTGGAGGTCGACGGCGCTGCATCGGTGTCCGCAGAGATCACTCGCACGGGTGTCGGAGAACTTACCCTCACCGGGCAGGGCGTCATCGATGCTCCGGCCGTCGACTGGCCTGCACTGCTGACCTTGGAAGCGTCGATCGACGCGCTCAACCTGACGGCCACGATGCCGGAACTCACATTGGAGGCCACATGGTGAAGCAGGGCGACAAGTTCCCGGTGACGTTCACCGTGAACCACGACATCACCGGGGCGACCGTGCGACTCCTCGTGCGCCACCTGTCCCGCGAGGGTGAATTCGAGGAGCTCGACCACACGGTGACCGACGCGGCGAACGGTGTTGTCACACACACCCTCGACGGGACGTGGGCCGAGGGAAGGCACTACCTCGAACTCGAAATCACCCAGGCGGGAGAGACGCGCACGGCACCGACGAAAGGCCAGTGCCTGATCCGTATCGAACCCGACCTCGACCAGCACTGACAGAAGCCCCCACTCGGCAACGCGCCGGGTGGGGGCTCTTTGTCGTTGGTGCGCCGCATCATGGATCTCATGACTTCGTGGCACCCGATCTTCTGGACCGACGAACCGCAACCCGGCCTGTGGGTCATGAAAGCACCCCACGAGATCGAAGCGTTCGGGCGTATTGAGATCCGCCGCGTGTCAGGAGTCGTCCGCTACAAGGTCACACTGCGAGGCGAGGTCATCGGATGGTCAAACACCCTCTCCCACGCGTGCGAACGCCTGTACGCCGCGCACCGGAAACAACAGGATGACGTGCACATCGGGCCACCAAACGGGACACAGAGAATGTCCGAACCCCCGAGGAACATGGGCACATGACACCCGCCCACCTCCTCGCCTTCGAAGCCCGGTACCCGCTCCACACACCCACCAAGACGTCACGCATCCGCCACGAGCTCGGCATCACCGAGGTCAGGTACTACGTACTCCTCGCCAGAGCTGCACGATCGGCCGAAGGGATCGCAGCAGACCCTGCGACCGCGCGCATGATCCGCGAACGCGCCAGCCGGCGCGCGACCGCTCGAGCGGCGAGGGTCGCAGCATGAGCGAGGAAGTGCGTGTGCGCAAGGATGGGCGTCCGCTCGTCACGGAGCACCCCGTGACTGCGCGTGATCGAGTGAGCTACTACGACGGACCGCTTCCCGAAGGTGGCATCGCATGCAAGCTCGACTTCGAGGAGGAAGACGACGGCTGGATGGATCATCCGGCCTGAAATCAGAGAAGCCCCCGCCATCGTGGCGGGGGCTTCTTCTGCGTATACGGGAGACCTCATTGTCTCGGTTCAGCGGGCACTGCGCTTCTTGCCGTTGGCGGGGTCACCATTGACCCCTGCGCATCTTCTGGCGATCATCACGACCCGCCGGCCCGAGTTGTTCGTTGTGCTGTGCATGTCCCCATTATGTGTCCGTAATTACAGACTTGTCAAGTGAGTTTTACGGTTCGGCGTGTTCGGTGATCGAAAGGGGGGATTGGGCGCCGGACAAAGTGAGCGCTATCGCACTCGCCATCTGGTCGTGAGCATCCGCAACAAGGTGCCCGTAAACGCCCACCGTCGTAGTGATCGACTCATGGCCCATGCGCGCCTGAATGTAGGGGAGAGGAATGCCCTGAGCGATCAACCAGGACGCGTGCGTGTGCCTGAGGTCGTGCACGGTTGGTTCACGGCGCAGCGGCTCGAGGCCAAGAGCTCGGCACGACTCGACATCTGACGCCTTCACCACCGCGGTCCGCCAGATACGTGTGTAGAAAGCCCCATGCCACATGTGCCCACCCTGAGGCGCGGGGAACACCCACTCGTCCGATGCGCCAGGCTCGCCCATGATCGTGACGAGATCCGGGAACAGTGACACCGACCGACGCGACTTCGACGACTTCGGGTAGCTGAGAATCGGCGCGCCCTTCGCCTTCTTCCACGCCCTCGTCACGCGAACTGTTGGGGGATTGCCGTATAGGTTCACGTCCGCCCATGTCAGCGCGCTCATCTCGCCCCACCTGAGCCCCGTGCCAGCGAGGAACAGAACCATACGTCGGTAGCGTTCAGGGATGAAGTGGAGCAGGGTGGCGAACTCTGCGGGCGTGAGGAACACGTTCTCCCGCTTCACTCCACGCGTCATCCGCATCTTGTAGGCGGGGTTGTCTGCACGAAACCCCTCGTCGACCGCGGACTTGAGAACGGCCGAGAATAGCGCGTGGTAGTTCTTGATCGTCTTCGAGGAGATCATCTTCTGCTGAGTGAGCGGCTTGTGTCGATCGCGCCACACGGGTTGCTTCTCCTGCCACGCGAGCCACGCACCAATGTCTGGTTTCGTGATGAGGTCGATGGGGATGTCACCGAGCATCTGTAGCCAGGATCGTTCCGCCTCAGCCTCGTAGCCCTCACGCGTGCCCTTCTCGACACCCGTCAACAGTCCGGATTCGGGAGAGAGGTAGCGGTGGGTGTACTCACGCAGGGTCGGTGCTGCGGCGCCCTTTGAGCGACGTGCCTCGAGAACCTCACGAGCCCGATCCCATCCGGCGTGATTCACCAACGCGTTGAACTCGTCAGCGCCCTTCCTGTGAATGAACGTCTCTTGCTGCATCCGACCGTTATGCCGACCCTGAACGCGCCATCGGACGTCGCCATTCTTGAGGAGGCGGTGAGAGACGCTAGGCATGATCGGGCACGTTACTCGGAGCCACGGACATCACTCGCCCCACCTCTTGCCCACTCGTGAAACCACACTCCGATACTTGGAAGCTTCGACGGCGAGAGGTGAATCGGTGCCGACAACGGATGTCGAGGGGAGGCCCAGTGCTCGGATATGTCCATGCCCAAAGAACACGCGGGGCCGTGCGGCTTCCTGCCTGCTTGCTGCTCGTTCGCGCATCACTTGATCACGATTCCATCAGCCGCGAACCTCCGGTCATATCGGAGCGCAGCCGGGGCGGGCGTGGCATCCTCGGGATCGACTGATAGGACGGCATCGATCACCTCATTGATCTGGTCAAGGCTCACGATATGAAGCGACCGAACCGCCTCGAACAAGCGCGATCGATAGTCAGTGGGTGTGGACTTGGTCTGCAAGCTCATATCCCAGCCCGCGTGATCGCGGAACGGTACGCGCAT